GTGTATAATATGAGCTGAAACAAAAAAACAGATTATGATTATTGTAGATTACAGCGGAATAGCCATTGCATCCATATTCTCACAAGACCGCCCTGAAGAAATTCAAGAAGGTCTTATTAGGCATATGATTCTTAATTCTCTCCGGAGATACAACCTTAAGTTTCGAAAGGAATATGGCCAAATGGTGATTGCTTGTGATAGCTCATCATGGCGCAAAGAAGTATACCCCCAATATAAAGCGAAACGCAAAACTAATAGAGATGCATCACCATTAGACTGGGGTCATTTCTTCACACTAATTAATGGTGTGAGAGACGAGATCAAAGAAAATATGCAGTATCCTGTAGTGTCAGCAGATCGTGCAGAGGCTGATGACGTAATTGCAACACTCGTAAAATCAACACAGGAGTTTGGCAAAGCAGAACCTGTTATGATTGTGTCTTCTGATAAAGATTTCTTTCAATTGCATAAGTATTCTAATGTAAAACAATTTAGTCCAATGAAGCGTGATTTCGTAACAGTTGATGATCCAGTCTTTTACAAGTTTGATCATATTTGCCGAGGTGATTCAGGTGATGGTGTTCCAAATATTCTTAGTTGCGATGAGACATTTACTGAAGGCATCCGTCAAAAACCAATGCGTGCCAAAAAGATCGAAGGATGGTATAAAAATTACTACGATGCAGATCTTTCGATTTCGGCCGAAATTAGTGATATGGGTCACGAGGCATATCGTAATTTCTGCAGAAACAAAACAGTAATTGACCTTGACTGTATTCCTGAAGATATTGTGCAAGATATCAACGATAAATATAATCTACAGACAAACAAAAACAAAGGAAGAGTCCTGACATACCTCATCGAAAAGCGGTGTAACATGCTCATTGATTCAGTAGCAGACTTTCTTCCAGCAACCTAATTATTATGCAAAAATATATTCATGAAATCTTCGAGGAAGTATGCAAACTCGAAAATAGAGAAGAACGAATCTCTTATTTAAAAGAGAATGCGTTTAAACAAGTAAAGACTGTATTACAGCTTTGCTACAATGACAAAATCGAATTAGATCTTCCGTACGGCCGTCCTCCTTTTGAAACCTGCCCAGAAGGCCGTGAGCCTTCACCTTTGGCTAATGTTTTTAGTTCCATAGGAGTTTGTGTTAAAGGTAATAGTGCACAACGCGTTAAAAAAGAAAAGATCTTTATTGGGATTCTTGAGCAATTGACTGAAAAAGACGCTCTTATCCTTTGTGCAGCAAAGGATGGCACTATTACAACATTGCAGAATAAAAAATACTCTAAAATGACAAAAAGTCTTGTAGAAGCGTGTTTTCCTGAGATTTTGTAGTGTACAATTAGTTATATTTGTGCTACAATAGGTACGTAATGAATGTATTTGTTCTAGATAATAACCCCATCACCGCAGCTCAACAACACTGCGACAAGCATGTCGTAAAAATGATTATTGAGTCTGCTCAAATGCTATCAACTGCTCATCGCATGTGTGATGGAAAACCAGAACGTAGACCATCAAGTTCAGGTAAAACTATGCAGCAGTATTACGTTTTACCTGACGAACGTGAAAATATTCTTTACAAAGCAGTTCACAAATACCACCCATGTACTGTATGGACAATGGAAACCATTCAAAACTATAGGTGGCATTGGAAGTTATTCAATGCTCTTTGCGATGAGTATAAGTACAGATATGGCAGAGTTCACAAGACTGATGAATTGCTTCGCGATGAACTTTACTGGGGCCCGGCAAATATTGCCGATTGTAAAAAAACAAAATTCCCATTAGCTATGAAATCAAACCCCGAATGTATGTTCGATGATCCTGTTAAATCATATCGAGCATTCTATAAAACAAAACAAGACAGATTCAAAATGGTGTGGACCAATCGCGAAACACCAAACTGGTTTAAATAATTATGACATACGAATATATTTGCGATAAATGCAAAAACCGATGGGACGAGTCTCATCCTATGAAAGACCGCGACCTCCCTGTAGGAAAAAAATCTCCGTGTTGCGAAGATGGAATTGTTAAAATGGCTATCACTGCACCAGCCCTTAACTTTGATGGAGCGATTTCACCAATACGAAGAGCAGGGACTGGATGGAATGACGTCCTAAAAGGAATTAAAAAAGCATCAGGAAAAGACAACACAATTGAGCACTACTAACATGAAAATTACAACACAACAAACACTGCCAGTCGAAGTCACACTTAACGACGATCAACAAAGAAACGTCACAGCTACCTTTTTAGAAAAGGTACTTAACTGGAATCGTGATTACTTTATTGAAGATAAGCTAGTAAAAAATACTAAAACTTATTACACAAGCCATTCGTGGAAAAAAGTGGAAACTGTAAGAACGGCCACAACTGAAGATAAATTCGCGTTTGATGTTTTCCAACAAATCTACAATAGATAATCCGTGCCTAGAAAAAGTACTAAGAAGAACGATAATATTATTGTTCCTCAGGTAGACATGCTATCTGAGTATTCAAATAATATGCGTGATATTAAACCTATCACTGATTCTCAAATTGAGGCTTATGATCAATGGGATAGAGGGAGGAATCTAATTTTGTCAGGCGCAGCAGGATCTGGCAAAACATTTATAGCGTTATATCTAGCTCTTCAAGAGCTTATTAAAAATCGTAAGAAACGATTGGTCATCTTAAGATCTGTTGTACCAACACGCGATATTGGTTTTTTACCAGGAACACAAGAAGAAAAAGAAGCAGCGTATTTGACACCTTACATTGGTGTTATTAGTGAGATCTTTAAAAACAATCCCACACTTTTTACATCGTTTCTCAAAAATGGAACAATTGAATTTCTCACAACATCTTACATTCGAGGAATAACTTTAAAGGACGCAATTGTAGTAGTTGACGAATTTCAAAATTGTAACTTTCATGAATTAGATTCTATAATCACAAGAATTGGTAAAGGATCCCGAGTGATTTTCTCTGGTGATTATTACCAGTCGGATTTTACAAATAGAAAAGAAAAAGAAGGCATTGGTGAGTTTTTAAAAATTATTGAATCGCTAAAGCACTTTAAAAAGATTGAATTTACTTGGAAAGATTGCGTGAGGTCAGGAATGGTCCGCGACTATCTTATGACGAAAGAAAAAATGATTGAAGACAACTCAATCAACATCCCTAAATAATGAACAAGACATTTGAACATGCTGATATTCAGCTTAAATACGAAGAGCTCTCGGCTAAAACTGAAAAGTCTGGTCGTGTCTATACTACCCCAGGCGGAAACAACTATCCTTCAGTAACTACTGTATTAGGATATCGTGACCGGTGGAAATGGGCCGAATGGCGTAAATCGATTGGTGAAGAGGAAGCAAATCGTATTACACGGCATGCAACTACTCGAGGAACAGCTGTTCACAATATCGCTGAACGGTACATTAATAACGAAGAAGATTTTATCCGAACCGATAATGACAAAATGCCTCATATTCAGTTTGGATGGAAGACTCTTAAGAGTGTTATTGATGAGCGAATCGGCAAGGTGTATATGCAGGAATGCACACTATACTCTGATGATTTAAAGATCGCTGGACGTGTTGATTGCATTGCTGAATTTGATGGTGAACCAGCCATTATTGATTTTAAAACTTCTGGTAGAGTAAAAGCAGAAAAGGAAATCAGCACGTATTTTATGCAAGAGTGCGCTTATGCAATTATGTTCAAAGAACACACTGATATCGACATTAAAAAACTAATTACTATTATGGTAGTAGACGGTGATCCTAAGCCAATTGTGTTTGAACAATCTGTTAGCGATTGGGAAGATAGGTTGAGAAAAGAAATCGACTATTATTACAGTTGGTAAATTGTTATGATTATTTTAACGGATTGCGACGGCGTCCTTCTTTCATGGGAGCATTCATTTGAATGGTGGATGAAAAGAAAAGGCTATAAGCAAAAGGAAATATCCTATTATGTATGCAAACAATACGGTATTCCAAAAGAAAAGGCAATTGAGCTCACACAACAATTTTGTGAATCAGCTGAAATTGCTTTTTTACCTCCGTTAAGAGATGCTATTAAGTATGTTCGTAAATTGCATGAAGAGCACGGAGCTGTGTTTCATTGTATTACGTCAATTGGAACTGAACCATGCGCTGTAAAGCTGCGTGAGATGAATCTTTCTAGGTTGTTCGGCGAAGGCGTTTTTGAGCGTATTCTTTGCTTGCCTTGCGCAGGAAATAAAAAGGAATCTCTTGAAAGATATCGTGATTCAGATTTTGTATGGGTTGAAGATAAATTAGAAAACGCAAATCTAGGAGCTAAAATGGGCCTAAGATCGTTTTTAATAAACCATCCATACAATGAAATGGGTGTTGCACATAATGATGTTACTAGAGTTAACAACTGGAAAGAAATTTACGAGCATATTGCTGACTGTTAAAAAAGTTATTTACATTTTAGCTGTTTTATGCTATAATACAAACATAACAAATCAAAAGGTTCATGAGTAAAAAAGAAGTTATCGTATCTATACTAGTTGCCCTTGGAGTAATCTTTATTTTAAAGGTATTTGGTTTATTTGACAATTTCATGAAAGCATTTGAAAGCGGGCTTTAAAAAATGGGGGTGTAGCTTAACGGTGAAAGCAGTCGACTCATAATCGATTGAGTGTGGGTTCGA